GGTGTGGGAGTCTTAGGCATTGGTGCACGCCAGATGCACTTGTTCCACGCGCAGAGTTTGCGGGAGTTCTCTGCCGTCTAGTTTTATCTCTAATCCCGATTTATCGAAGAGCACCAAACAGCCTTTTCCCGCTTGCTGGCATCTGGGGCAACGAACATCCAACCATTTGTGAGGATCGAAAGGCATCTCAGTTCATCGTTGACTTGCTGCAAGCGCGGCAGAGTGCTTTGTCTGTCGTTGGGAACGTCCAGCCGTATTGTCGAGCAACTTTTGGCATGGCACTGCGTTTCTTGACGCGGAATTCCTGCTCATAAGTGCAGTGAGCACAAGTGAGAATACATTGCTGAGTCGCTGAGGCTTCCCGGAGATCGCGGTCGATGGCTTCCTCGGCGATGGTGATGAACTTCTTGTCACGCACAGAGACTTCTTGCTTGTATTCTTGAGTCTCGATTTCCTGCGGCTTCCATTCCGTCACTGCCAGAGTCTTTGGATCGTAGTGCGGCAACTGATTCTGCTCGGCCAGAATCTTCGACTCGGTTACGTAATCCTCCAGCGGCTTCGCCGCGAAGCGCAGCTTGTTGTGCAACGCCTCATAAGCGATGTGCCGCTGTTCTGGATCAACGGCCATGAGCAAGCGTCGGAAATGCGTGTGATCCCGGATGCACACAGCCATCTGATCGAACAAGTTAGGGTCTTTCAGCGTTCCGAAGCCGAGCTTCTGGATTTGCTTGTTGATCAAGACTGAGTTTTGATCAGTTGGCATTCAATGTCAGCCGCTTGAATTGCCGAATCGAGGTTATTGATGCAGTTGTAGATACTTGTGCATTCTGAAAGATCGTTCGGTAAACAATCCAAGACATTCCGCGCATCTTTTGCCGCAGTCAAGAGATCACAACTCGGTCTAGAGGGCACCATTGGAATACCTGCGTACTTCATGACCGTACACCCGCAAGACATAGCTATTCCCCTTCCGACGTTTCCTCTTCCTCTTCATCTGTCTCGTGCGGCGGCTCGTGCTCGGCGGCTTCCAGTTCCTTCTCTTGGCTGCCCGCTGCCTTAGCAGCGCCGATGCCGAGATGCTCGTGCAGCTTCGACATGAGCTCCTTGCCATCGCCCACGGAGTACGATTCGTTGTCAGGACGCTCCATGAACGCACCAGACTTCGATGCAGGTTTGCGGTGGTGCTCGTGCTCGACGGTATGCGACCCATCGTCGTGGTGCGTGATGTGCGTCATGCGGTACGGTGCTTTCTTGCCTTCTTTCGACTTTGCCATTGCTGGTGATCCCTTCTTTTCATGCCCGAGGGCAGGATTGTCGTGAAGCTCGCGGTTCATCTTGTCTTTCTGCGCTTGCGTGAGCGGCGAACCGCTCGACTCCAGATACTTTACTTGCCGTCGTGTCCAAGGCATTTATCTACCTCTCAAAACTGGGGCGCATTCTCGCTCTGGCCCGATGCGCCCCGTTGCTCAGGTTGAGAAGTTCCCGGCCATGTAGGCTACGAAAACTCCAGAGCGAAGCGGAGGAAAAACTACGAAGCAACGATGCCCCTCACGCCGCCCGTGGACGTTGCGCCGCTGACAAACGTTTGTGATTTCGTGCCAGCCACGCCGATGGCGGTAATGTTGTACAGTCCGGTCGTCGAGTCCAAGATCAGGATGCCGCCGCAACCGGCTGCCAGTGAAGCAAAGTTCCCCAAAGCAGTGCCACCCACGAACGCTGTTGCCATGCAGCCCTTGAACATGACCCAACGGTCCAATCCGCTGGCAGCAGCCACCAAAAGGATGTACTGGTTACCATCGCTCGAATACACCGGGAAGTAGCAGTTCTCAAAGATCGTTCTCGGCGCGTTCCCAGCGATCTCTACCGTGGCATTGGCGCTGGTCCGCACAACGATGTCAACGCCGATGGCGCAGTTGCCAAAGTAGTTGTCCGAAGCTCCAGTACCGCTCAGCAGCACGCAACGGGACGTGGAAGAAACCGCGCTCGCGGCATCGCCCATTCCGGCAATATGGCAGTTGATGAAGCAGTTTCCTTGGCCCGTCACCGTCAAACAAATCATGGCTGCGATGCCGGTCGAGAAGCCGTGCCAGAATTCCAAGTTCTTGAATACGCATCCGTTGCCAGAGACTGTGAAGAAGTTGGCAAAGGCCGTGACGCCGGAAGTGGGAGCGATTCGGCAATAGTTACACGTGACCGAAGGCGGAGCGACGCCAATCAAGTGCGCGGCGTTCTTTGCCCAAGTGAAGCCGGAACTCAGTCGTGCCGAGCCAGTCGTTGCGCCGTTGCCGACCAGCACCAGAATGTCGTTGTTGCCGGAAGTAAGTAGCGCGTAGCCAGCGGCCGGAGTCTGCACTGCCGATGCAGGCGTCAGGCCGTTGTTTAAATCGTTGCCGCTTGCCGGGTTGCAGTAGTACACGTTCCCAGAGGTGCCAAACCCCTGAGACTGGATGAAGTTTTGGATTTGCTGAGCAGCCGACACTGAAAAGCTTCCGAACTGCACCAGCCCCATTGGATTCGGGTTCAACATTTGATTTTTCCTTCTACTGCACCGCTCTGGGGGTGAGACGGCAGATTCCGCTGCACCTGATCCATTAAGCGGGTGAAACTTGTTATCCCATTTGTGATACTATTCATATATGGGACATACAAATCTTGAATGGAATGGTGGAATTAGTGTTGCCTGCGTGTGGTGCTCTGTGTCTTTTACTACTTGTCCATCGAAGATCAAAGGTGGACGTGGACGATTTTGCAGTCGCATCTGTGCTAGTAAATGGAAAAGCGCGAACTATAAGGGTCGAAAGGGAAAGCGGTTGTGCGGTGACGCGAATCCAAACTGGCGAGGAAGAAGCGTTTTGCGACCGTGTATTGTTTGTTTTCAACTCTTTGCTAAACCTACCCTTACATGTTCCAAAGAATGCGGCCACAAACTGCAAGCCATAAAGATTTCCAAGGAAGGGAATGGGAATTGGATATCCGAAAGCAAATGGCTCGAAGGAAACTATCGGAAACTTATAGTGCTCGATCACTGCAACCGTTGCCCCTCTAAACGAAAGTTGCTTGTTCATCATCGAGATCGCAATAGAGCAAATAACGCCACAACCAATCTTGAAGTGCTTTGCTATTCTTGCCACACAATTGAACACTTTAACGACCATGCGATAAAAGACGATCTGCTTTCGCTTTGATTTTCTCCGCATTCGATGGTGAAAGTTTGCCAGCCTTCTCCATTTGTGTAGCGCGTGCTTTTGCATTGATTTGGTGGGCGCGATCCGGCATAGGATATTTCCGCTGCTTCGGCAGCGCGAACACCGCGCCAGAGAGCGAGTTGCGTTTCTTCGTGGTCAGTTGAGCCATTATTCACCTCACGGGCTGCCGCTGTTGCATTGCTTGAAGTTGACCGGCCAGTGAATTAGGTTGGCCTTGCATCGGCAGCCCTGTTCTGCCTTGGTATGGCGCGGCAATTGGTGTCTGACCCACAGGCGAACCCACGCCACCTGGCGTCTGCCCTGCTGATCCGTAGGGTTGAGTTACGGAAGCCGGGCCAACCGGCTGACCACTCGTTCCGCGATAGGGCTGAGTTACGGGGACGGTACCGCCAACTGCACGTGCCCCGTAAATGTTTGGAAACTGAGATGCAAACTGGTTTGGAACCATAAAACTCAATGCCTCCCTTTACCGCTACTCCCAGTCCAAACAATTGAAGCCAGCACGATAGTAATAATAACTGCTGCCGAGGTGAGAGCTATTGCTATCGTTTCTCCCATAGCTTAGGACCATGCGGTGTAAGCACCGCGACTGGAAACTTGAGGCTTCGGCTTCTGAATCGCCACGGCCTGAGCGAACGTCAAACACAAGGCATCTGCATCGTCTGGGCTCGCTTCTCCGCGTGCTTGAATATCGGCTTTGGACTCAATCACCAGTTTGCCTGAATTGTTGATGTGGTATCCGGGCAAGCACAACTGCTGGCACAGACTTTCGTCTTTCGGCAAGCCGCCGAGCAGCAACCATTCTTTCGCCTTTGCCCACATGTAAGCACGCATATTGAGCGAATGCCGGTCCGGGCTTGCCGCACCAAAGTTGACCTCGAAGACATTCTGAAATCCCAAAGCTTTCAACCGCACAGCGATGGCAGCGCCAAACGCAGAGTCGATGAACATCGCTGCGATCTTGCGTCCCGGTCGCTGATCCCTAAGTAGTTCGGAGCAGATGCCTACCCGTTGCGAGCGATCAGGATCGTGCTCGCCAGGTATCCTGACTGGCTTCATGCCTTCTGGATCTCCATCAAGCCCGCGTCTGAACCTAATCACGTTCCAAGCCTTACCGCCACCGCTCACGTCGAAGCCTGCGATCAGCGGCTCGTCGGGCAATGCATAACACTTGCGCCCCTTTGCCAGATCGACTCTTGCCTTGTCGATGTATTGCAACTCGGAAGCTGACGGAGGCAGACCAAAGACTCTAACCTTAACAAAGTCTGAGGTTTCGCCGTAGTCCTGAATCCACTGTTCAAGCAAAGGCTTGTTCGTGAACTTGCTTGTGCGGCTGTCCACTCGGCGATGGTTCCAGCGACCGGCCAAGTCGCCAAAGTTGATCCGGTAGAACATACCTGTGTTTCTAACTGGCTGGCCCCAAACGAATGCCATCGGCTCTCCATCCGTCATGCCTCCTAGCGCCGTCTCGTAGATGCCGTCAGGCACTTCCGAGCCTTCATCGAACAGATACCAGCTTGTGCTCGTAGCGGCGTGCTGACCTGCGAAGCTCTGCCTGTTCTCTTCCTTGCACGTCTGGCAGACGGCTTTCCATGTATCCGGGAACCGTTTGTGATAGATTCCCATTTTCTGAATGTCAAACCAATGTGAAGTGATGCACAGCTTCGTCCAGTAGAGAATAGCAGCCCAAGTGCGCTCTTCCAGTTGCCGATAGGTGCCAGCCGTGACCGTGCCAACGCTGTGAGGGCGCGTTGAAAGCAGCCAGTCGGTCAGCCAAGCTCCCATCGCGCTTTTCCCTGTGCCGTGGCCGCTCGTCTCAGCCATCAAGATCGGCATCACCGGCTCTTGCCCGTCAAATCCGCGAGCTTCTACTTCTTTCCCGAGCGAGACAAGGAATTCGCGTTGATTGTCGTCGGGACCGTCATGGTACATCTGCAACGGGCCAGGTTCTCCCCAAGGATATGCCAGCAAAGTAAAGCCGAGCGGATCGGCGTAGAAGTTTGCCAGCTCATCCGCCAGTAGAAGGTTTGGGTCGGTCGGTGTTGCTAACGCGACTGCCATTTACGCTTTCGTGTGATCCAACTCATAGTTACAGTGTAACACCATTCTGTTACGCTGTAACGTCATTTCTTCCCCGCCCTCGCCCGCGTGCGCCCCGCCGCCAGCCGAGCCAGCAACTCTTCGCCTACGTTGAACTCCACTTTATCCGTGAACATAGCCAGATGACGGCCTAAACGCTCAAGATTCGCTCCCTTATCGGCCAGCTTAAACTTCTTTACATAGCCGGAAAGGTTGCGATCTGCACCGTCTCCGCTGAATAATTCAGCGACATCTAGACCAGCGATAGCTCGTCGAGCGTCTTCATCAACCTCGTGCAAAGGCTTTGCTGTACCATTCGGATTCCAAAAAGCTAGAGGATCATAGAACGCCAAACGAGCCAGTTCCCGCTTAACCCGCTCTACGCTAACGTCAAGTTCCGCATTTACCTTCGCGTTCTGGTCGTCGATTGCTTGGCGCACGTTAACATCTTTTAACAAGCGACTAGCTTGTGCTCCTGCCGTTTTTTCGCTATAACCCGCTGCAATCGCAGCCCTTGTGGCGTTTTGATCGAGTAGGTACTCTTTGACGAACCGAGTGCGCCTTTGATGAACTGCTTTGTCGTTTCTAGGCATTTACCGCCACCAAATCGTAATGCGGTAAGTCGCGTTCGAGGTGCGTGTGAGCCGGAGCGAGCGCGAGATAATCTTCAAACGATTCGGGCAGAAGAAAGCGAGCACCGCACGACCAGCAGTACCTTTGGCTGCGCTGAGCAATCATAGCCTTACCGCAGTGTTGGCAGCAATGGAGATCGAGGATTATGCAGCCCGCCGGAACCGTGTGGTCGCACTCTATGAAGCCGTCGTAGCACATTGGAAAGGCCGGCGCTCTACCGCGCTGGGAATCGAACCCAGTTCCGAGCTACCTGTTTTTGAAACAGAGCAGGACTCGAACCTGCGACCTCCGGCATCCACCTTCATTATAAAACTTCTACACATTCTCATCTGGTTTTCATTTCCCACACGAGCGGCCCAGCATAGCCGCTTTGCCGTATCGCCCACGCCTCTGAGAATCCTGGACCGGCCATCATCTCGTGGTACTCTTTGGGCTTCTGCCGCAGGTTTAAGCGCCGCAGTCCTATCGCGCCCTTTCGCTTGTCCAAAGGATCGAGCCAACGCATCAAGCCGTCGGCAATAGAAGATTCGATGTAGGAAAGACTTTTGTTGCAGAGGTGAAGGTGCGATTCAGCCGAGAAGACTGGAGCCTTCATGTTTTAGAGAAAGCGGTATTATTCTTGCAGCCGAACAAGCTTACGCGTGCTCGCAAACGCTACTAAGAGTCATATATCACAATCAGAGAAGAGATGTAAAGAAGAGATTTTTAAGAAGAGATATGTGCTGTTTCAGTACACGTTGGAAGGCCTTTACTATCACGACAATCGCGGCCTCACCGCACTTTACTTTTGATGTACACCCACGCTGCTCGGCTGACTCGAATACAGCCAATATTGATATACGAACCATTATCCACCACATCAATATCGTGAACTCTTATCGGCTCGTTCGCGCCTTCTAGCTCAACGACATACAAGCCTTTCTCGTCAATAGCGATTTCCCGACGGATCGCCCCCGTTCCAGTTAGGATTGGCATCTTTGCTATTTCCTTTCTTAAAATCCTGCCACGTTTCGCCTTCCGCCTCCACCTACGTGGCCTCAACCGCGATAGCCCGGTTTCCGTAGCAAATATCCCCACCAGTACATGATGGTCCTATACCATCTTCGCAGTCTCAATTCACAGAATCGCGCTAGGGTCAAAGGAATAAAAAGCCGTTCCTTCTGTACGGCATCGCGCATCGTCTTGGCTTGCTCCTCTGTCCAGCCTTGTTCTGGAGCACTCATGCTGTAGCCGTCATAGCATCCGTCCGAAAGCCGAAAGTAATGATCCATCCCTTCGGCACTATGAATGTGCGCCTGCACGGTTCCTTCATACACCTTGACTGGATCGTTGAGAATCAGAATTTCCGTGTCTCCATCGCATCGCGTAACTGCAAGTTTCATTTCGGCACCTCCTCTCTCGCCCCGACTGCGGGGCGTCAGTGAAAAACGATTGCCAAAACTACAGCCGCAAAGCCCAACACAATGGTCCCCCAAAATAGCGCAGCGACACTATCCAACCAATGACTTAGCTGTTTGAATTGTTCGTCGGTCATTGCGCCCAACCTACTCTCCCTAAATCAAAAACAGGCCGACCGATGCTTTGACCGGCCCCTTTCAGGTATGGATCTTACGTTTTCTGAACAGCCGGAGCCTCAGCGCCGGTCAGAGCGGCAGTTTCAGATTCGAGCGCGACTTCGTTCGTTTGAAGCGTTGCCACTGCCGCCGAGAGCAACGCGGCCTGAGCTTGCACCGCTGCATCTTCGCTGTTCTGCAAGATCGGAATCGCATTGTTGACCGCCGTGGTTAAGGCGGTGATGTCGGTTGAGTTCTGTGCGACTTGGGTTTGTAGGTTTGCGACTGCGGTCTGCAACGCTTG